GCTTCGCGCCGACCGGCTACAACGGGCCGAGGCCCGACGATGAAGAAAACTGAACAAAGCGGCACCTGGCGGTTCTGCGGGCAAGCTTCCCCGCCAGGTGCCTTTCCCCCTCACAGCGATAGCGAGAAGGACTACCAAGTATGACTCTTAAAGATTTGTTGGAAAAGCGCGCTGCCGCCGTGGGCCGCCTGCGCGCCATCAACGACTCCCCCGAAGGAAGCGACGGCGACCTCAGCGAGGCCCAGAGCAAGGAGTTTTCCGAACTTCGCGCCGACCTCGAGAAAGTAGATGAGCGGATCGGCCGGCAGCGGCTGATCGATGAGGCCGACCGCCAGGCGGCCGGCCAGCCGATCGCCGGCAGTGCGGACGCGACCTTCGAACAAGAGTGCCGCTCTTTCTCGCTCGTCAACGCCATTGCTGCACAGATCCCGGGCCTGGACGTGGATGCCGGCCGGGAGATCGAGATCTCACGCGAGCTGAAAAAGCGAAACGGCGCCAACGGCGAAGGCTTCGCCGTACCGATGCAGGTCTTCCACAGGCCCCTGGAAAAGCGCGTGATCTCCAGCACGTTGCCGGCGGGCGGCCCCGGCGCCAACATCGTGGCCACGGATCATCGGGCCGATCAGTTCATAGACATTTTACGGGCGGCGCTGGTGATAAATCAGCTAGGCGCGCGCGTACTGAATGATTTGACCGGCAACGTCGACCTTCCCCGATTAAAGGCCAGCGCCACGCTCGGCTGGGTCGCGGAAAATGCGGCTATCACGGCGTCTGATAGCGAGTACGACAAGGTGAGCCTGTCGCCGAAACATGCTGGCGTCCTGTCCGAAATTTCACGGAACATGGTGCAGCAAACTTCGCCCGATATTGAGAACCTGATCCGCGCCGACATGGCGGCCCTGCTTGCTCGGGCCATCGACGGCGTGGCCATCCAGGGTGGCGGCACCAATGAGCCCACCGGAATCCTGGCCACTGCCGGCGTGGGCGAGGTCGAGGCCGGCGACCCGGACGGCGGCGCCGTTGATTTGGACCTCACTGCGGACCTGATCGGCACGGTGGACGACGCGAACGTTAACGGCCGCCGCGCGTTCCTGACGAACAGCAAAGTGAAGCGGGTCGGCATGAAGCTTAAGGATGCGGACAATAGGCCGCTTACCCTCCCGACGCTCTTTCACCAAGAGCCGGTATCATTCTCCAACCTGGTGCCTAACGACTTGACCAAGGGTGCAGGCACCAACCTCAACGCGGTTATTTACGGCGACTGGACGGACCTCATCATTGGGTACTGGTCGCAGTTCGATCTGCTCGTGAACCCCTTTGAAAGCACGGCGTATAGCAAAGGTAACGTGATGATCCGCGCGATGATCACGGCTGACGTCGCCTTGCGGCACGTCGCTTCCTTTGCGTTTGCTGACGACGTGACGAGCTGATCAATGGCCGGCCAAGACAACATCGAATGGCGCGAGGCGGCAGAGGTCCGGGCCGCTGGCCGCCGGCTGGAAGGCCTCGCGGCCGTCTTCGATCAGGAAGCGGACCTCTCGGGCTTCCGCGAAGTCATTCGCCGCGGGGCCTTCCGCCGCAGTCTTAAGAGCGGCGACGTCTTGGCGTTGGTGGATCATGATCGGTCAAAGCTACTGGCGCGCACCCGGAGCGGCACGCTGCGCCTCGAAGAAGACGCCCGCGGGTTGGTTTTCAGCATTGATTTACCTGACACCCAACCGGGCCGCGACGTGCTGGCATTGGCCGAGCGTGGCGACTTGGGCGGGATGTCTTTTGGCTTCACGGTGCCGAAGGGCGGTGAGACCTTCGACGGCGACACGCGCGAGCTGATTGACATTGATTTGCGCGAAATTTCCATCGTGTCGGCCTGGCCAGCTTATGAAGGCACCAGCGTATCGGCGCGTTCGAAGCGCCCGCGCCTGGCTCGGCTCGAACGCTTCCTGGAGACGGTGTGATGGCATTCCCTTGGTTCCCCTGGAAGAAGCAAGAAACCCGCACGGCAGCGGCCGCCGACCCGTCATGGGCCGCGCTGCAATCGCTGTCGCCCGTGGGCGTGGCGACTAATGCCCGGCTCGCGGAAAACCTCTCGACCGTCCTAGCGTGCGTCGAGGCCATCGGCGGGAACATCGCCGCGCTGCCGGCTTTCGTCTTCCGCCGCACCGAAGAGGGCCGCGAGCTTGACCACGCACACCCGATTTGGCGCCTGATCCGCAACGGGCCAAACCGGCATCAAACCTGGTCGGACTTTCTGCAATGGCTGGTGGCCAGCACCCTTCTGCGCGGCAACGGCCTGGCCGAGATCGTCACCGACGAGCGCGGCGCCGTGACCGAGCTGGTTCCCGTGCCGTGGGAGCATGTTTCGGTGCAGTTATTGCCGAGTGGGCGCCTGGCCTATGACGTGAGCGAAATAACGGCCATAGGCGGCGGCACGGGCCGCACCAAGCGCCTCTTGGACGATGAGGTGATGCACTTGCGGGACAGGTCCGACGACGGCCTTGTAGGCCGCTCACGGCTTCAACGGGCCGCTTCTGTCGTCGCGCAAGGTCTCAGTCTTCAGGACTTCGCGGGGTCGATGTGGCTCAACGGCATCAACCCGAGCGGCATCATCGAGCATCCGGCGCATTTCAAGGACGCCGAGGACCGGGAGCGCTTCCGGGAAGCCTTCGAGAAGGTCTACAGCGGCAGCCGTAACGCAGCGCGCGCCCTCGTGCTCGAGTTTGGCATGAGCTGGAAGCAACTGAGCGTCTCGCCCGAGGATGCCGAGCTGCTCGCCTCACGGCGCTTCACGGTGGAAGAGATCGCCCGCCTCTACGCCTGCCCGCCGCCGATCGTTGGCGACTTGTCGCACGGCAGTTTCACAAATTCCGAAACCGCCGGGCGATGGTTCGCCCAGTTCACCCTCGCCGGATGGATACGCAAGATCGAGGCCGAGTTCGCCCGCTCCGTTTTCAGCGCCGCCAGCCGCGCGACGCATGAGCTCGAGATCGACTTCTCGGGCTTCCTTCGAGGCGATCCCGAGGTCAGATGGGCCTCGCACGAGATCGCCGTCAAAAATCGTATCCTCACACCGAACGAGGTGCGCCTGGTCGAGGGCTGGAACCCGCGCGAGGGCGGCGACGAATTCGATGAAATTGGGGCGACCAATGCCTGAGCCCCGAACAAGCGCAGTACTTGCTTTGATGCGGCGACCTCTATCCGGCCGGCGTGCGGCCCGTCGGAGCACACCAAGTCCCCCTCGGGCGCGGTCGCCGTGGGCAACAGCCCGTTGAATGTCTGAGCAAGGGGGGCAAGGCCGCACTTGACAAAAAGAAGCCGGCCACGGTGGGTGCCGCGGCCGGCGGAGAAACGACGAAGGTATCAGATGAAGACCACCACCCTACGCGCGCCCGAGGTGGCACGCAAGGCGGCCGCCGATTTCCATGACGATCGCCGGATTGCTACTGCGGCGCTCCGCGACGGAGCCCGGGCAGTGGCCAATGGGGCCGACCCGGGCGAGATTGAGGACACCCTGCGATTTATTTCAAGCCTGGTCCTTTTCGAGATCGCTCTCGACAAGCTGGCGCCCGTCTACGACGAGACGGCAACAAGGCACTAAAGCGATGCCGGCCTGGGTGGCAGCCCAGGCCGGCGGGGAAATAAGGCGGTGTGATGGAGACCGAGACTTTAGGCTCGCCCGGCGTGGCGCGCAAGGATCAGACACCGGATTGGCTGTTGCTGGCCTGGGCGGTGATGTACCTCAAAGGCCGCCCAGTGCCTCAATGCAGGCTTGAGCAGTTGCGCGCATGGCACCGCCGGACGTGGGCGCCGTGAGGCTGCGCAACAGTGAGATAAATGGCCAGGACGGCTTCTGCGGATCGCGAGGCTTGGATTTGGGCAGCACAGCGTGATAATCGGGCGGAATCGGTCTAGCTTTTGCGCTGTCGTTGTTCCTGAACGTACGTATAGCCTTGCTCAATCTCAGCCTGAGCGTTTTTTTTCGCAGAAGTGCCCCAACCTTTATGCTGGCCCGACATCCGATACATCTCCCAGCGTCCAGGTTTCCGGCACTTCACAATAATATGCTCGCCGGAGATCTTATCACCTGGGTCGCGGCCGTGCATTCCGGACTCAAGCCTCTTTCATGACCGCACCAGAATCTTCTAAATTCTGGATAACATCCAACACCTTGTCGTAATCAAGGTTCAGCTCGTCAGCAATGTCAGAAGGATACACAGTCTGGTCTAGGTGCGCCTCAAAGTATTTGATGATTTCTCGCTTAGCTTGCG